CTGTAGTGTTTTAGGTCCCAGATCTAAAAAATTGTTTCAACATATAGTGTCACCAAGTCGCTAGTCCTTTCCATGGGGCTTTTTAGAGATTAAGATGCTGCCGGCTATCAGAGCAACTAATCCCCAGAACTCATGATTGGCTGGGGTAAGAGTGAAGGGGCCATGAATCAACTCGTCGAGGAGCAAGCCTCCCCCTGCTCCGGCCAGGGCAAAGCCAATAACGCGGTAATAGTAGCGATGCCAGGTCATTTACTCTTCTCAACCTCACGACTGATAAAGAACCAGCCAACATAGACATTCAAAGCGGTAAAGACACGCCAAAAGACATCCAGGTCAACGTTACCGAATAGGGCAAAGCCGCTATAAGCGATGATGGCGATAATGCAGGCACAGGCGATAAACTGCCGGGTCCAGGCTTTGGACGCTCTGATTGCCTTGTCGGTGGGATTCACAGGGTCGCTCATCGGGTTATATCAGGGCGCCAAGGGTATCGGGGACGGGCTTGTTAGCCTTCTCATAATGTCGGGCTAAATGCCTGGCTGCCTGGATGATATCCTCGGGGTCCGCCTGGACTCTCTCCCCACGATATCCCCCTCTACTCAGGCTTGCTACCGCTGCCGGCATCCGGTCCCAATCGACGGTCTTCTCGATGTCGAGCCTGCCCTGGAGGCTTCTGAAGATGGCTTTGGTATGATGGGGTAGCTTCCAGGTCTCGGGGTTGTCGGGGTCTCCGACGATGGCGAAGGCTTCCTTTGGTAGTCCTTCTTTGGTGATTTGCTTCTCTACTGCTTGTTTAACTTTGCTCATTAGTTCCTCCTTGTTTAAGAAATGACGTAACCGTAACATGCTCCTCCCGCTGGTGGTGGTGATGGACAGGCAGGCATTAACCAGTTGCCAGCATAGCCTTTGCAGGCACCACTCTTATTATAGTTCCCACTCAGTAATGCATTATCAATAGCATCTACTTTGTCGCTTCCGTTGAGGTCTCCATGTAAGAGTATTCCAAAGTTTATATTCGTAGTACTTCCCCCAGTAAATACCTGGTCTTCTGCTAGAAGGCTCAAGCTGCTATCGCACTTTATACCAACATCATAGGTGTCTGGAGTAATGCCATAGATAGTAAAGTTTCCGCTGGCATCGGTGGGGCTGCATGCCTTCATTACTTCAGTGTCTGTGTTGGGCGTGAAGAATCTTATAACCAGGTTCTTTACGCCACCTGCACCAAGAGTGACATTTCCTGCTAGTGTTGCTGACATTTTATCTATTAACTCCTTTCTACCTTTAGTGATATTGTCACACGCTTGATTGTGGCACACGAATCGACATTAAAAGCCAGGATGTCACCTGCCGCTATTGCGGTGGTCCATCCGGTAAGGGTGGAATCCTGGGACTTCTGAGCTGAGGATATGGTGGGCGGTGCTGCAGCGGTTATTGAGTCGGCGTCGGTTGGGGGAAAGTTAGCATAAGTATCCTTCCAGATGTCCACCACGATTGAGCCTGACGCATCTGCTAGGATGGTAACCTGGGTGATAGTGCAGGCGAACGGTATCTCGAGATGCCCTTTCTGCCCTATGGTGATGGCTGAACCGCCACCGTCGATGATGAAGGTTAAGCTGGCTTCTGTGCCTCCCCCTCCTCCTGAGCTGCCTGCTGGCCAGGAAGCTACGACGCAAGCATCCCGGGGATTCCCGCCGGGAATGGCTACCAGGACATAATTGTAGAGGACCATCGCCTCCGGTGCGATGTTCGTGGCAGCGGCGATATTATCCAGGTATGTTGTCAAAGAGCCGGCGAGCTGAACGCCTGCCTTGTGGGTATCGGCGTCCCAGGTCTTCAGGATGCCAAGCTGTAACATGTGTTCACCCTCACCTTAGCCTGATAAATCAGGCAACTACAGTCTCGCAATGACATTTTACTCATCGGTGTAGAACTCCTTTGAGATGATGCGGTTGTTCCTGCTGATGGCTTTGAGCTTCTTCTGGTATAGCTCAAGCCGCTCCTGTCCCCACTTCAAGAAGTTGATGGTCGCCCCCTTACCGGCGATGCTGGCTCTGTCAACGGTGTAGGCTGAAGCCGATGCTGCCAGGTAACCGGTAGCTCCTAAGACGATGATTTCCTCGAACTGCGTGGGGATAGTGGAGGACGTGGAGAGGGTATGGTCCTTATACCACCTTACTCGAGCATTGCTGCCGTCACCTTTATCCTGCATATAGAGGGTGGTTTTCCAGAGCTCAACCCTCTGGTAGCAGGGCGGGTCTTCACCGATGGGGAACTCCAGGGACATGATTGCGATGAGGCCGCTGAGGCTGGAGATATCAATCTCCCTGCTGCCGTCGGTGGTAGCGATATCGGTTGACTCCATTTGAGGATAGGCTAACGAGAACTCTCTGACGACACGCTGGATGGCTCCGTCCACCTCATCATTCGTCCAGCGATAATTAGTAGCATCGGTATCCTGGAGGTCCTCCCTGACCCTGGTTCTCATTTCGGTTAAGTTCATAATTTCACCCTCACCTTAATCCTCTCCCGTCAAGGGAGAGGGGATTGCTTCCCCCTGAATCAAGTTCAGGGTCGCAATAACATTCCTTTATGTGGGGGGGAGGGGAGCAGGCAGGCCCCCCCTCCCCTATATGTAGGAGGTTTAATATGACTCTACCAGCCCCTGCTTTCGCAGGGGCAAGCCTGGTAGACAGCTTGCTGGCCGGTGCGATCCCTAAGTTAGTCGGTGGACCGAGAGGACTTCTCTTCCTTCTGCGAACGTTGCTCAGTTGTCCCCTGGGACGTATCCTCTCCTGAAGCCCGCGGGCCCGTGCCAGCAAGTTCATTAGCCTCGCACTCCCGTTAGCATGGCCGCTTTAACGGTGGAAAAGAGGGCTAGTGATACATACCACTTCACCCTGGTCCTGGTAGCGTCCTTGGTCTCCAATGAGCCAAGTCTCTCCACCTGGAGCATCTCGGGGCTGGAAAGCCCGCACACGCCGCCCTCTCCCATCTGGAAGGCAAAGATAGCGGAACAATCCGCTGATGTGCCGACGGTGTAGTTATCCTTCACCCAATCGGACACGGCAACGGAGATGCCGTTATAGAGCTGAATCTGCTCCATAAACATACCAGGTCGGGTCTCGAGGATATTGCCTGTTGCCCTGATAAGGGACTGGAGCTTCCTGCGGCTCCTGCGGCTCATTAAGAGCATTTGAGGCTTACCGCCTCTGACCAGGTCAATGAGCTTATCCAGGTTGTCCAGGGACAGCGTGGCACCATTAGCTCCTGTGCCAAGATGTCCGCCATAGCGGCAGGTCCAGGTGGCGGTGTTGTCAACAACGGTGGCACCTTCGACAATAGGCCAGGTAGGCTCGGTGGTGGCGTGGGAAGTGCCGGCTACGGTGCACTCATACCGGAAGCCGTTCTCCAGGCCTGCGGTGGGGACGACGATGTCTCCCAGGGCATAGGCGGTGGACGCTGTCCAGGCGGTGCCTTTCAGGATGATATAGAGCCCTGAGGGCTGGTTCGATGCACCGGTCCCGTTAAGGAAGGCGTTCTCGAACTCGTGCTGGACTGCCTTAGCCTTCTGCTCGATGACGGCTGCCTCGAGGTCCTGGATGTTGCTCCTGGTAGACTTAAGGAAGTTATCGACATCGGCGTCTCCGCCAAGGATGGCCAGGGAAGCGCTTACCTGCTCGAACTCTGGCTCGGACTGAGTCCATGTTCCCGATACCGGGGCATACCAGCCGACGGTGGGGAGGGTCTTCTCCCGGTTGTATTTCAGACTGTTGCCGACAATCTGAATGAAGGGCAGCTCCTGCAAAATGGGGCTGTCCTTGATGATGGTCTCGATGATGCCCTGCAAAAGGACGTCATTAGACAGTTTACTTGCTTCTGCTAAAGATATACTCATAGTTTCTTGTTTGGCACGAGGCTAAAGCCTCGCGCTACGTTCCTCCTTTTTGTTGAATTCCATAGGCGATTTTCTCTTTGGGGGACATCCCCTCGAGGGCGATGGTGCTCCTGGTTGGAGCTCCGGCAGGGACTTTGGCTGCCGAGGCTTCGGACTCTAAATACTGCTTGACGGAAGCTACCAGGGCTTTGCCCTTCTCGATAGAGGCGTCGATTTCCTCGATAGTCTCTCCAACGATGATGTCCTGAGGGATAGTGGGATTGAGGGCTTTAGCCATGTCCAAGTATTTGGCGACAGCCTGGTCTCTGGCTTCCTTGAGGGCAGCAGTCATAGCTTCGCTTGACTTCTTCGCTTCGCTTAACGCCGTTTCGAGCCCGGCGAGTTTGGCGTCCTTCTCGGAGATTGCTTCGTCCCTCGCAACTAAGGTTTGTTCCAGAGCAGATTTAGCCTTAAGCTCCTCATCGAGCTGAGCTTTGATATCAGCAACCCCTGCCTCCGCAGGGGCTTTGTCCTGGGTTTCCTGAGTTCCATCTTTCGGATTCTCATCCATAAAGTTCCTCCTTGTATTGAGCTATTATTCAGGCACTTCCATCTCCGCGGCTGTCGCTCTCTCTCTCGCTCCGCCACGTGTGGACGCAGCCCTAAACTCCTGATTCATTGTTAGAATTCTCTCCCTCTCCTCAAGCCACCTGGTGAACTCCTCTTCTGGGTCCATAATTCCCATCTCGTCCATAGCCGTTCTCCTGCTGTGGACACCTGCCTGGACAAGAAGCTGTTCGTTCTGAGCCTGGCGCTGAGTATCCTGAGGCAAGATTGCTCCCCACACGACTCGGTGGGTGATGCCTGTAAAGTCTTCATTCATATACCTGGCTGCCAATCGCAGTATCATCTCGGCTCTCTGGTGATAGGCGTTGGTGCGAATCGTTCTTTTACGGGTAACCTTCTGGATTAGTGCGCCTAACTCAACCTGCATAGCTGTTCCGGACAGGTCCCTCTCGCTGCCGCCATAGGCTGCCCGGGGACATTCGGTGATGTCATGAAGGCAGCGATAAATCAAATCGATGTAATCGATATGAAGCCTGATGCCTCCCCCCTGGAGCAAATCTAACAGATAAGCTTTGGCGTCCTCGGGTATGGTCCATACCGCCCCCGGCTGCACCTTGATATCCTCTGCTGAGCCGACGTTTTCCAGGACGGCGATGGGGTTGCCTGATAGCTCAAGTATTCTCGATAACTGGCTCAACGCTCTGTTGAGCTCCCGCTGCGGCTGAATGACTGATGGGATATCGGAGGTCCCCCAGAACTTCTTCGGCTCTCTTAAGTTGGGGAAGATGATGAAGGGAATGAAGCCGTACGGGTTTGGTTTTGACTGAATTCTTTCATTATCCAGGAAAAGCTCGAAGTCCTTTATGGTCCATACTTCGGTTATGGTGGCTGCCTTCTTGGTGATGGCTACTCCATAGAGCATGTTTACTTCGTCCTTGGTCAGCATGTATCTTGAAGCCACTCTCCACACTCTGGACATATCATCTCCGAGCCACCAGGCGTAAATGCCGGAGATATCGGGCGCGGTGACTTTGACGCGCTTCTCATCGCTGTCCCAGATAACCTTATAGCAGCCATCTCCCAGGATAGCGGCATCAATCTCCGTCTCCCAATCTAGCTGCTGGAGGTTGTTCTGTTGGTAAACGTCTCGGAGGAGCTGCTCCGCTTTCTGGACTCTGGCTTTTAATTCATCGAGTTCCTTCCCCTTCGTTTCCCCCTGCTTTCGCAGGGGCAGGACTGCGCCTGTGGGATAGCAGGCGAAGGTCAATCCCTGCATTAAATAGCTGGTCACCTTATCGACGGCCACCTTGGCGTAATTAAATACGAGCTGGCGATTGCGGCTGGTCTGCTGCCATTGTTTGCCGTTATAGAAGTCGAGGTTGGTGCGGTATTCTGCCAGCCTGGCGGTATCCGTTCGGGCTAGTTGTGATGGGTTAAACCCCGTATTAAATACGGGGGAAGCATTATTCATCTCTCAAACAATTCCCAAAAGTTTTGTAGTTGCCTGATTCATCAGGCACAATTGCCCAATAAATTGGGCAACTACAGTTTTAAACTACGCCTCGCAACGGCAGAAAGGGGTTAGAAATGTAGTGCGAGGCTTTGCGGGTGACTTTAGCCTCGTGCACGACCCTGAAGGGTCGCACTACAGAAATTTTGGGAAGCCCTCCACACGTCATTGCGAGCCGAAGGCGTGGCAATCTCATTTCTCGACCACCTTCAGCCATCTCTGCGCCGTCCTCACGCTAACCCTGAATATTCGGGCAATCTCTTCATTGCTTTTCCCCTCCCGCTTCAGCGCCATCATCCTCCTCGCCCTCTGGGTCTTCAGGAATTTCTCCTTTCCCCAGGGCTCTTCCTTGATGCAACAGGGGAAAGGACAGGTAAGACAATGCGGGAATAGCTCACAGCCTGCGTCTTCGTAGGGGAAATCCTCGGGCAATAGGTCCCAGATGCTTTGTGGTTCCGTGACGAGTCTTTCGCTTTCTGTCATTCTGTCCTCAAGTTGCTCCGAGATTGCTTCGTCATCCCTCACTTCGTTCGGGATTTCCTCGCAATGACACAAGGGAGTCATTGCGAGCGAAGCGTGGCAATCTCGGAGGGGGGGATTGCTTCGGCACTGGCGTGCCTCGCAATGACAGAGGGGGGAGTGCCTCGCAATGACAGAAAGGGGGGTGTGCCTCGCAATGACAAAGGAGGAGTGCCTCGCAATGACAGAAAGGTGGTCCGTTATCATGCCGAAATATTAGCACGGTAGTTCTAGGAAAACAAGGGAATTTTGTCACCCTTCTTTGCATCGCATTAAGAGGTATATTGACATTCAGAAGC